TGTTTGCAGGTGCTGAAGTTGAAACTGCTTTCAATGGCACATCGCCAACTGTAGATATTGATTTTGCAGCAGGTGATGACATCGTTGATGGTGGTGACGTTTCTTCCGCTGGCTTCTTAGCTTCAGGATCAAACGGTCAGGCTATGGTTGTGGGAACAGGCTCTGCCTCAACTTTCACACAGCACGTAACAGCTACAGATACAATTGACGTTAAGTTGATTGCAGGTTCTGCAGATGTTACATCTGGTATCCTACGTGTTATGGCATGTTGCATTGACACAGGTGCTAGAGGTGGACGTGCTCCTGATGAAGTAGATAGAGATCTACTTGCGTAACATAACTTAAAAGTGGGGGGCTGGGAAACTAGCCCCTCTACGTACATCTAAAGGGCATCAATATGGCTACTACATATCTTACACTTGTCAATGAACTATTACGTAGATTAAATGAGGTTACTCTAGACACTGCAGGTGATGGTTTTACAACTGTACGTAATGTACAAGCTTTAGCAAAAGATGCAATCAATAATAGTATTAGACTCATTGTTCAAACTGGACAAGAGTTTCCTTTTTTAAAAACAACAGAAACACAAACACTTACTGCAGGTACTAGGCAGTATAGTTTTCCTACTGATTACTCTAGCACAGACTGGGATACATTTTATCTTAAAAAGTTAACTTCTAAAGATAATGCCCCTGTAAGACTAAAGCCAATCAGTTACGATGACTATATTCAAAACCACAGAAACATTGATGACACAGGCGATCAAACAAATGGAGACGGTGCTCCAATATATGTATATCAAACACTAGAAGAAAAGTTTGGTGTAACTCCTGTGCCAGATGCAGCATACCAAGTAGAGTACATCTATTGGTCTTTCCCCAGTGACTTAACTAACTTTAACGACACTTCAGTTATACCTGATAGGTTTAATCACGTTGTTATTGATGGCGCTATGATGTTTATGATGCGTTTTCGTAGCAACGAGCAAAGTGCTGCTATGCATCAAAACAACTTTGATCAAGGCATAAAGCAAATGCGTAGAGTTTTAGTTGATGATCCTCTTATTGTAAGATCCACAGTAATAACAAGATCAAACACAAGCACATTTGGGAGATTTATTTAACAATGGCAGATAATCTAGCCTCGTTTAAGATATTCTGTCAAGGTGGGTTAAACACTAGTAGAGATGTTTTATCTCAAGGTGAAACTGCACCTGGTTCTGCTATAAAGCTTACAAACTATGAGCCATCTGTTACTGGTGGTTATCGTAAAATAAATGGATTTAGTAATGACTTTGGAACAGTAACAGGTACAGGAAGTGTGCTTGGAGTCTGCGTAGCTAACGGTATTAATGATGGCATACTAGCCTGTCGAACTCCTTCTAGCGGTAATAATTATTTACACAAATGGAATAACTCTACAAGTGCATGGGATGCTATAACCACCTCTGGATCACCTACTATGTCAGGTGTAACAAAAGTTAGATTTACTAAGTATAATTTTGGTAGTCCAAAGGTAATACTTACAGATGGTGTAAATCCTGCAGCTACATATGACGGTTCAACATACACTCAAATAACACATGCTAGTGCTCCTGACGATCCTAAAGTATCTGCTGTATTTCAAAACCACATGTTCTTAGCAGGTGATCCTAACGAAGATACTAATTTATATTTTAGTGCTCCTTTAGCAGAAACAGACTTTAGTGCTGCTAACGGTTCTGGTGTAATAAATGTAGGATTTCCTGTAGTAGCTATAAAGACGTTTCGTGATGCTTTGTTTATTTTTGGCAGTAACAACATTCGTAAGCTTGTTGGTAATAATATTTCTAATTTCGTATTAGAATCTGTTACAGATAATCTTGGATGTTTAGCTACAGATAGCGTTATAGAGATAGGTGGTGACTTACTATTCTTATCTCAAGATGGTTTACGTCCTATTTCTGGTACAGATAAAATAGGTGATGTAAATCTAGAAACGGTATCAAAAGATATTCAATCCGTTTTTACAGATGTTGTTTTTGATATTGACTTAGATGGCTTAAACGCTGTTATTATCAGAGGTAAAACACAGTTTAGATATTTCTTCGCTGCTGCTGATACGCAAGGTGTTATAGGTGGATTTAGACAAACACCTAATGGGTTACAGTTTGAGTACGGACAATTATTAGGTATCACAGCTACCTGTGCAGATAGCGGTTACATAGGGCAAAACGAATTTGTATTACATGGAGATAGTACAGGTAAAGTTTATAGACAAGAAAAAGGTAACAGCTTTGGAGGAAGTGATATATTCAGTGCTTTCCAAACTCCTTACTTGTACATGCAAGACCCAGAACAGCGTAAAATATTTTATACTATAGCAACTTATTTACGTTCTGAAGGTGATAATGAAATATTAATGTCAGCAGTATATGATTACGAAGATGTAAATGTATTAAACCCCAATGACTTTACAATAAGTAATGAAAATGCTGCTGCTTATTATAACGAGGCTGCGTATGCTGCTGCCGATGCTACTAGTGGTGCTGTTTACGATGGTAGTCCTGCGCCTATACGAAGAACAAATATATCAGGGTCAGGTAAATCAGTTTCAATAAGGTATGTTACAAATGATACAAAAGCATCACACAGTATACAAGGTTTAGTAATTACATTTGGGGTAGGAGATAGGTTATAAAATGGCAGGTTATTCAAGACAATCCTCATCAACAATACAACCTAATGAGGTTATTAAAGCTGCACCAGTAAACGCAGAGTATAACGCAATACGAGATGCGTTTGCTTTGTCAGGTGGACACAAACATGATGGTAGTTCTACCGAAGGTGCATACGTACCTCTCATAGCTGATACTGATGCTTTAAACAAAGTTGTAGTAGATACTAGTAACAATAGACATGGGGTGTTTGTTGAGGTTTCTTCTTCAGCAGTTGAACAAGTTAGATTTCAAGATGGTGTAATCGTACCTGTAACAGATAATGATATAGACTTAGGTACAAGTTCTGTAGAGTTTAAAGATTTATATCTAGATGGCACAGCTACAGTAGACACACTTCAAGTAGATGAAAATGCTACAGTAACAGGTAATCTTTCTGTAAATGGAAATACTACACTTGGTAACGCAGCTTCAGATACAGTTACGGTAACTGCTGATATTGCCTCTGCTCTTTTACCTTCTGCAGATGATACGCATGACTTAGGTGCTACAGGTTCTGAGTGGCGTGATTTATATATAGATGGGCAAGCTAACATAGACACTCTTGCTGTTGATGCAAATGCTACGGTAGCAGGTACTCTTATAGTGACAGGAGCCACGACACTAAACGGTGGTCTTGTTATGGACTCAGATAAATTTACCGTTGCAGATACAAGTGGTAACACTTCTATTGGGGGCACTCTTACAGTTGCAGGTGCAACTACATTAGCTGCTACATCTTTTGGCGACGCAAACATAACCAATGTAGGAGACATAGCGTTAGACAGTATTAGTGCAGATGGTAGCACGATTACTATTACTGGTAATACTACGTTTGCTGATGGTTCTTTTGATTTTAATATAGCATCTCACGATGGTACAAATGGACTTGCTCTTGGTGGCACAGTAGTAACTGCTACTGCTGCAGAGCTAAATATCTTAGATGGGGTAACTGCAACTACTGCTGAACTTAATATTATGGATGGTGTTACATCCACTACTGCAGAGTTAAACATACTTGACGGAGTAACTGCTTCAGCATCAGAAATAAACGCTTTATCTGGTCTTACTGCTACTGCTGCAGAGCTTAACACACTAGATGGTGTCACAGCAGTTGTAGGGGAACTTAACGCACTAGACTTAGGAAGCACTGCAGTTGGTACTGCTATTGCATCTAAGGCTGTAGTGTTAGACTCTAATAAAGACTACACAGGCATTCGTAACTTTACAATAACAGGCAACTTAACCGTAGGTGGTACTACTACAGTTGTAGATACTGTTACTATGAATGCACAGAATGCTGTTGTGTTTGAAGGTGCTACTGCTGATGATCACGAAACTACACTTACTATTGTAGATCCTACAGCAGATCGTACAATTAATTTACCAAATCAAAGTGGTACTATCCCTGTACTAGCTGCAGTAAGTGCCACTCAAATTAGTGCTACACCTGAAGAGTTAAACATCATGGATGGTGGTACTTCTGCCACATCAACTACACTTGCAGATGCAGATAGAGTCGTAGTTAATGATGCAGGAACTATGAAGCAGGTAGCTCTTACTGACTTTGAAACATACTTTGAGTCAGCACTTGATACGTTATCAAATGTAACTACAGTAGGTGCTTTAAATAGTGGTAGCATCTCAAGTGGCTTTGGTGCTATAGATAATGGCTCATCTGCAATTACTACAACAGGCACTGTAACTTATGGTAGTTTATCAGATGGGACTATAACTATTACAGGTTTTGTTGATGAAGATGATATGTCATCTAATAGTGCAACATTAGTTCCTACACAGCAATCAGTAGAAGCTCGTATTCAAGCTGTAAACGCAACTGCTAATAATGTAACAGGTCTTAATGCTACAGGTCCAGAGCTTAACACTGTAGCAGATGTATCAGCAATTAGTCCTGACACTTCTACAGCAGTAGCAAACAACGATGCAATACTTATGTTTGATAATTCAGCTACTGGATTAAAGTATTTTGATGTAGACTTGCTTGATACATACTACGCACAAACAAGTAAAACACTAACAAACAAAACTCTTACTAGCCCTGTTGTTACAGGCTTACATCTTAACGATGCAGGTTTTACTGTAGAAGGTTCTAGTGCTGATGGTAATGAAACTACCATAGCTTTTACTGATCCGACAGCAGATAGAACTATTACATTCCCTGATGCTACAGGTACGATTGCTTTACTAGCAAGCCCTACTTTTACAGGGACACTAACTGCTCCTACTATAAATGCATCAACTGCTTTACAAATAGGTGGCGTAGCAGTAACATCTACAGCAGCAGAATTAAATATACTTGATGGTGTTACATCGACAGCAGCAGAACTAAATATACTTGACGGTGTTACAGCTACTACTGCTGAATTAAATCATGTAGATGGAGTTACATCTAACATTCAAACGCAGTTAAACAATGCTGCATCAACTGGAAAAGCCATAGCAATGGCAATGGTATTTGGATAAAAAGGAGTTTTTAAATGGCAAATCCAAATGTGGTAGCAGTCACCAATATTCTAGCTAAGACAGTGCTAGATGCTGATGTTGCTGCAAGTGCAGTTAGTTTATTAACGTGTGCGGCAGATAAATTATGTAAACTTAATTCGTTAATTATAGCTAATATAGATGGCACTAACTCTGCTGAAATATCTGTATGGATTACAAGATCAAGTGCAGATCATTATATAGCTAAGGGTATTACAGTTGCAGCAGGTAGTACATTGTTGCCAATTGATAAAAACATGGGGCTATATTTAAACGAAAGCGATATACTTAAGATACAAGCAAGTGCAGCAGGAGATCTGTCTGCTGTTCTTTCATACGAAGAAATAGATGACGCTTAATAGAAAGTAGCTTAATGAAGTCTTTTGGTAATATTGCAAAGGATAGTGAGATCAGGGCAGTGGCCTCTGGTGCTTTAACTAATGGTGCATCTGTTATTGTTAATGCAGATAATACTGTAAGTGTTGTTGCAGAAACTTCTATTACTCAATCTGTTGGTAGTGAGGTAGTTTTTGAAAGTGCTACAACTGAATATATAGCATCTACATTTGATAGCTCTAACAATAAAGTAGTTGTAGCTTATAAAGACGATGGCAACTCAAACTATGGAACAGCAGTAGTAGGAACTGTAAGTGGTACTTCTATAAGTTTTGGATCACCTGTAGTTTTTCTCAGCAACCAAGTAAGATTTTTATCTGCTGCTTTTGCTTCTAATGAAAACAAAGTTGTTATAGCTTTTCGTCACGACAATAGTGATGGTGATCCTTATGCTGTTGTTGGAACTGTGAGTGGTACAAGTATTAGCTTTGGATCTGTTTCAGCAATTGTTACCGATACGATGACAGCAGAGCCTATCGCTTGCATTTTTGACAGCGGCACTGGTAAGATTGTCGTAGCTTGGACTAACTCAGCCGTATTTAATTTTGGTTATGCTGCAGTTGGTACAATAAGTGGCACTGATATTTCTTTTGGCACTGGTGTAATTTTTGAAAGCGGAGCTACAAGAGATATTTCTGGAACTTTTGACAGCACCAATGGAAAAGCTGTAATTGTTTTTAGGGATGATGCAGACAGCGATAAAGGTAAAGCTGTTGTTGGCACAGTAAGTGGTACAAGTATTAGCTTTGGTTCGGCTGCAGAGTTTGAGTCTGGTGACACTAGAGTTACTGCCTCAACTTTTGATACAGATAATGGTAAAGTTGTAATCGCTTACAAAGACATAGATGATAGCAGTAAAGGTAAAGCAGTCGTAGGAACTGTTGATGGTACTTCTATAAGTTTTGGTAGTCCTGTAGAGTTTGAGTCTGGTAATACTTCAAGCATATCAATATCATATAATCAGGCTGCTGCAAAAACTGTAATTTTTTATGCTGACGGAGGTGATTCTAGTCATGGAAAATTTATAGAAGGAACTGTAAGTGGCACTTCAATTAGTTTTGGGTCTGCTGTAACTTTTAATGCAGCCAGCACTGAATACATAGCATCTGCATATGACAGCAATAGTAAAGTAAATGTTGTTTCTTTTCACGATAATGGTAACTCAAGTCACGGTACGTCTGCCGTTGTTCGTAGTGCTTATAGCCAAACTAACCTCACCTCAGAAAACTTCGTAGGTTTTTCAGATGGTGCGTTTGCAGATGGACAAAGTGCAATAATAAATACAACAAACAGAATTGACAGAAATCAAAGCAGTCTTACTGCAGGGCAAACTTTATTTGTTCAAAATAATGGTACACTAGGATTAACAGCAGGTGATCCTTCAGTAACAGCAGGAACTGCTATATCAGCTACGGAACTAATAGTGAAAGGTTAAAGAATGAAAACTATCGTAGAAACATCAACTAAGTTAAGCAAGTATCTACTTGCAGATGACGTAACAATAACAGCAACAGCAGATAATATTACAGTGGGTGATCCTGCTCAGTTTATTATTGCTGATCTAAATAGCGGCAATACTACTATTGTAGAAAACGTAACTAACGCACCAAGCGATTGGGTGGGCAACAAGTACAAACTAGATGGTACAACTTGGTCAGCCAACTCAGATTGGGTAGACCCTGATGAGGATGACGGAGAGTAACAATAATGCTTCGTGTCATAGGCAATGATGAGAGTTTAGCAAGACAGGAACGTGTCTTAGCTAGTGGCACACTGCCAAGCGGTAAGCCAGTTGTGGTCAACTCTGATGGCACTGTTAGTGTTGTAGGAATAAGCTCTGCTACTGCTGCTATAGGGTCAGAGTCTGTATTTGAATCTGCTACAATGTCAAATATATCATCTACTTTTGACTCTTCTAATAATAAAGTTGTTATATCTTACAAAGATGCAGGAAATGGTGGTCATGGTACTGCTGTGGTAGGAACTGTTACTGCTAGTGATAATAGTATTTCTTTTGGGACTCCAGTTGTATTTAATGCAGCGTCTACAAGTAGAACTGCAATTACTTTTGACTCTTCTAACAACAAAGTAGTTATAGGGTATGCAGATAATGGTGATAGCGATAAAGGAAAGGCTATCGTAGGCACAGTCAGCGGAACAAGTATATCGTTTGGTTCTGCTCAACAGTTTACAAGCAGTAGCGATTCTGTAAATGCTGACTTTGCAGCAAGCTTTGATTCTAGTGCAAATAAGGTTGTATTCTCATGGAGAAATAATTCAGGAGGAACAAAGACAGGTAAATCAATTGTTGGAACTGTGTCAGGAACTTCTATAAGTTTTGGTACAGCAGCAACTTTTGAGTCTGGTGCTGCTGATAAAATTAGTGCAGCATATGATGCCAATGCGGATAGAACTGTAGTTTTGTATCGTGATGATGGTAACTCAAATTATACCTCAGTAGCTGTGGGTACAATATCAGGAACCTCTATAAGTTTTGGTACACCAGTAGTCATAACCAGTTCTGCAATGAGTGGTGATTCTACTGCGATTGCTTACGATTCAACAAATCAAAAATTAGCTTTATTTTACTCAAGGTCATCTGAAGGTAAAGTTGCTGTAGGTGTTGTATCAGGAACTTCTATAACTATAACTGAAAGACCTACATATGGATTTGAATCAGGAAACGCACATGCTCTCAGTGCTGTTTATGATGCTAACGCTAATTTAGTTGTAGTTGCATATCGTGACCCACAAGATTCCAGCAAAGGAAAGATAGCTTTACCTAGAATATCTGGCACAGACATTCTTGATCCAAATGACACAATGCCTAATGCAGGTGGTCATGGGACACCTACAGTATTTGAAGCAGGTACAGTAACACAACCAACTACTCTTGCTTATGATAGCAATGCTAAAAAAGTAGTTGTTTCATATACAGATGACAATAACTCTGAACATGGTACATCAAGAGTAGTACAAAACGCTTACTCAAATGCAAACCTTACCTCAGAAAATTACATAGGAATATTAAGAGGTTCTGTTTTTAATACAGGTTCTGCTGCTTCTGTTGGCTCTACAGCTACTTATAATTCTGGTAGTACAGAAGCAAAAATGGGAGCTGTTTACGATAGCAACTCTAACAGAGTAGTTATTGCATATAAAGACGCAGGTAATTCTAATTTCGGTACAGCGATAGTTGGAACAGTAAGCGGAACCTCTATAAGTTTTGGCACTGAAGTTGTTTTTTTAAGTAGTGCTAATGATGATGGTGGAGTTGCTTTTGACAGTACAAATAATAAAGTAGTTATTACAACTAAAGATACTGGTTCTGGAAATGATGGTAAAGCATTTGTTGGTACTGTTGATCCATCAGATAACTCAATTAGTTTTGGAAGTGCGGCAACATATGATACTAATAGCCCAGGACGAAATGGGGTTACGTTTGACAGTGTTAGTGGAAAGGTAGCTGTTTTCTATACAGAAGGGTCTAGTCCTTTTCAAGGAAGAGTTAGAATAGGTACAGTAAGCGGCACTGATATTTCTTTTGGTACTGAAGCCAACCTTTCTTCTAACAGACCTAATAGTTTAGAAGCAGTTTTTAATAGTGATGGTAAACTTATTATTGCTTTTAGAGACGTTGATAATTCTTTAGGAAAAGTTGTGGTTGGTACAATAAGTGGCACTGACATTTCTTTTGGTTCTGAAACAAGCTTAGGAGTTAACGCTAATCCAAAGGCAGCAGTCTATGATAGCTCTAATGATAAAGTTCTTATCCTATATGAGGATGTAAGCACTTCAGATGCTCTTACTGGTGTTGTGGCAACAGTAAGTGGCACAAGTGTTTCTGTTGGATCAGCAGTCCGTATCAATGGAACCTCTTCTGCGTCCGATCTGTATGTCAGTGGTGCAGCATACAACGCATCGACAGGTACAATAGTAGCAGCTTTTAGAGATAGAAGTAATAGTAATAAAGGATCTGCTGTAGACATAACAATTAGTGGCACATCTCTCTCAGTAAGTGATAAACTTGTTTTTGAAGCAGGTGATACAAGGTTTATGAATACAGCCTATGATAGCACAGCAGAAAAAGTAGTAATTGGCTTTCGTGATCATGATGATAGCAGTATTGGTAAAGCACTTGTGTATAGCTCAGATACAAGAGCAGTCACTAGAGGACAAGTAACCGATGGTAATAATGGTATCATAGATACACAAGGTGGCATATCAGAAAATCAGTTAAGTTTATCACCAGGTAAACGATATTTTGTACAAACAGATGGTACATTAGCTACAAGTGCTGGTAATCCTAGTGTCATTGCAGGTACGGCTGTGTCTGCGACTAAATTAATAGTGAAAGGGTAACTATGCTAAAACGTATAGGGGCTGAAGAAAGTGGTGAGTTTAAAGCAGTAGCCAGTGGTACGTTATCAAGTGGTAAACCTGTTGTTATAAATAGTGATGGAACTGTTAGTGTTGTTACACCAGTTGCTTCACAGCTTGGTACGCCTGTAGAGTTTGAGGGTGGATCAACACAATTTGTAGCAGCAGCCTATGATACTAGCACAGATAGAGTAGTTATCGCTTACACAGACTCAGGTAACGGTGGTTTCGGTACAGCAGTAGTTGGTACAATTAGCGGCACAAGTATAAGCTTCGGAACACCTGTAGTATTTGAAAGCGCAAATGCAGATATGATAACAGCTACTTATGATGCTAGTAATGAAAAAATAGTTATAGCATACAGAGATGTAGGTAACTCACAACATGGTACAGCAATAGTCGGCACAGTAAGTGGCACTACTATAAGTTTTGGAACTGCTGTAGTTTTTGAAAGTGCGCAGACAGATAGAATAGCAAGTGTATATGACTCAACTTCTGAACAAGTAGTAATTGCTTACAGAGATGATGACAATAATGATTATGGCACTGCTATTGTAGGAAAAGTAAGTGGATCATCTATAAGTTTTGGAAGTCCAACAGTATTTGAAGAAGCCAATGTTCGGTATCTTTCTATAGTGTACGATTCAAGTAATGAAAAAATTGTTATTGCCTACGAAGACATAGGTAATTCTGACAAAGGTACAGCTATTGTAGGAACTGTAAGTGGCACTTCAATTAGTTTTGGAACTGCTGTTAAATTTAAAGATGATGCTGTAAGTCACGTAGCGGCTGCTTATGATGAAAAGAATCAGAAGGTAGTTGTAATATGGATGGATCAAGATAATAATGATCATGGTACTGCTGTTGTAGGAACAGTAAGCGGAACCTCTATAAGTTTTGGTGGTGAAACAGTTTATGAAGCTGCAACTTCTAGGGAAAACAAAATAATATATGACCCAGCTTCTGAAAAAATATTTATAGCTTTTAGAGATGGAGGCAACTCTAATAAAGGAACTGGTATTGTAGGTACAGTTAGTGATGCCTCTATTTCTTTTGATACTGCGTTTGTTTTTGAAGCAGGTGCAGTAGAATATTTAGCGGTAGCTAATGATCCAAGTACAGGTAAAGTTATTATTGGCTATGAAGATGAAGGTAATTCTGACAAGGGAACTGCTGTTGTCTATTCAGTACTAGCAGCTAACGTTACTTCTAAAAACTACATTGGTATGTCGAGAGGAGGAGTTTCTGAGTCTGCACTTTCAATTGGTGCTACTTCAGTTGTTAATACAGGCACTAATGGTGGACAAGCTATTGCCTACGATACAAATAGTGACAGAGTTGTAATAGCATACAAAGATACTTCTAATGGACATGGTAAAGCAGTTGTAGGGACGGTATCTGGTAGCGGTATAAGTTTTGGTACACCAGTAACTTTTAATGCAGCTAATACTACAGGTCTACAACCCAGTCATGGTATAGCATTTGACTCAAGTAATAACAAAGTGGTCATAGTTTATAAAGATAATGGTAACAGCAATTATGGAACAGCTATTGTAGGCACTGTTGATCCTTCTGACAACTCTATTAGCTTTGGCAGTGAGGCGGTTTTTGAAAGTGCTCATGCGACATTTCCAACTGTAGTTTTTGACTCTAGTAACAATAAGTTTCTTATTTCGTATTCTGATGTTGGAGATAGCTCAAAAGGTAAAGCCATTGTAGGAACTGTATCAGGCACAAGTATTTCTTTTGGTTCAGCAGCAGAGTTTGAAGCTGGGGATGTAAACCATGAAACACTAATGTCAACATTTGATAGTGCTAACAATAAAGCAGTAATAGCATATAGAGATGGTGGGGATTCAAATAAAGGTAAAGCAGTAGTGGCTACAATTAGTGGAACTTCTGTGAGTTTTGGTACTCCTGTTGAGTTTACAGAAAATGACTTTTTTCAAAGTAGCATCACGTTTGATTCAACTAGTAATAAAGTTATTATTATTTTTCCAGATCAAGGCAATTCACAGTTTGGAACTGCAAGAACAGGAACTGTATCAGGAACATCTATAAGTTTTGGAACTGCTGTAGTGTGGCATAGTGGATCAGCCCAAAGAAATAGTGTATCGTATAGCTCAACGGCTGATAAAAGTATTGTGTTTTTTAGGGACGGTGCAGCTAGTGACATAGGTAAGCTAGTAGAATTAACAGTTTCAGGAACTTCTATAACAGCTTCTTCTGCACAACAATTTTCAGCAACTACTACCTCTGCATCAAGCTCTGTCTTTGACCCTGACAATAATGTAATTGTAAATGCTTACATTGATGAAGGTAATACAACTGACCTTGAAACGGTTCAAGTTACTGGCACGACAATTAACAGAGGTCAAGTAGCAGACGGTGGCAATGCATCAATAGACATTATAGGTTCTGTATCAGACAATCAATTAAACCTCACTGCAGGACAACAATATTTCGTGCAGTCAGATGGGACAATAGGTGAGACAGCAGATAGCCCAAGTGTGTTGGCAGGTACAGCTATTTCAGCAACAGAGTTGTTAGTAAAAACTTGACATTTAAAGGTAAATGAGTTTAACTATGAGTGATATTAAACTATCTCCAGAAGAATTAGAAGAGATGCTAGATAACGCAGCTAGACGTGGTGCTAAAGAGGCACTGCGTTCTATTGGGTTACTTGATAATGATGCTCAAAAAGATATACTAGAGATGCGTAACTTAATAGAAGCATGGCGTGATACACGTAGATCAATATGGTCTACCGTAGTCAAATTAGCTACCGTTGGAGTCCTGACATTTATTGCAGGTGCGGTATGGATGACAATGGGTAAGTAAGGAATAAGGTATGTCCACAGTAGATTTAAATAATGTTCAATCAGATTATTTCAAAAGTGAAGGAGGTTTTACAACTTCTGCAAGAAATATAAATGATTTATCTGATGTAGATAAACAGGTTATTATAAATTCAGATAAACATGATACTTTAGCTGATGGTACAATTGTATTTGTAGATAAGGATGGTAGCACACAAATTGCATACGGCTCTGGTTCAGATAGTCTAGCTGTAGATAGTTCTCAATTTGATCAAGCGACTGTTCAAAAACTTGCAGATATGACTTACCTTTCTCAAAATACTGGAGTTAACAGTGCAGACTTAGCTGCCGTTTATCAAGAACTTGGGTTTACTGGCACAGATTATGAACAGAATGCAAAAAAAGATGCCCTACTTCTACAGTTTGGTTACACACCAGGTAACAATGAAAAATTTTATGGCTCTAATTCTGCTGTAGATAGAGGAGCACAGATACTTAAAGATCGTTGGGCACAAGCACCGACTGATTCTGACTTAATAGCTGCAGGTTTGAATCCTGATGATTATGTAGTTACTAATAATAATGTTGCTAATCAAGAGTATTTGTATAATCAGCTTGCAGGGACTGGCGCAACAACAGCCGCAAGCTTTGCAAATCTTAACGCAGGGCAAACAGCAGAAAGTAATAGAAAATATTTCGATGAAGTACTTACAAAAGAAGGAACAAATACATTTTGGAATCAGTTTGAAAGCCCCTCCGCTGCTGCGCTTGATATGTTGGAGTGGGACTTAGTTAAAAAACAAGTACAAGAGACACTGCCTGGTTCACCTAATACGGCTGGTTCCATATCTACTATTTCTGGTGCAGCAATACAACCTGGATATGCTGACGTAATCCCTCCTGTAGGCGGTTACATAACACCTAAAGCAAACATACCAGACTCTTATAGAAATTTTACTCCTGCTGCACCTCCAGCCGCTATGACTCCTACTTCAGGTACGCAAGCTATGAATGTACCTACTTATCAAAACTTATTTACTAATCAAGTGGGTCAGTTTGTAGATAGAGCAGACGCACAACAATCTTATTACCAACCTCAAACTATGCAAGAAAAAATGCAGCAGGGTGGTACAGCACCAGGACAGATTGAAACACGTTTATTTCGTAATGCTCAAGGTATGTCAATGTACATTACTTTTGTAGGAGGTGTTCCTCAACAGTACATACCTCCTGGTTATTTCCAAGTAGATAATCCTGCTGCGCCAACACAATCTGCTACAGTTGCTCAGGCCGCATCTCCTTTACCTTATAATATGAATCAGGGTGGAACTGTTCCTAAAAACACCACAATAGCAGGGCAACCCCACAGCCTCGCTTATATTAATCCTGACGAAGCAAAATTACTCAAACAAGTAGGGGGTTCAGGCAAACCTTCTTATGGTGGAATCCCTGCTTATAACACAGACGCAGATGCAGACGCAGATGCAGATGATGGTACAGACGATGCAACAACTGCTGTACAACAAGGTCAAGATTTAACTGTTGGTGCAAGGATTGCTGGAAATCAAGCTGATGCTATAGTACAAGCACAACGAAATTTGTTAGCTAATGCTTTTGGTAATCAAGCAGGTAACGTTGCGGCTACACAAGTTTCTACATTACAACCAGAAGCAATAGCAGGTAGTGTTATAGAATCCACTGCAGGTAGAGCCGTAGATGTAGCACCAATAGTAACTACACCTGCACAAGTAGGTCAAGTATTACAAGCAGACCCAGTAAGTGCAACAACTACACCTGCAGGTTCTGTGGCTGCACAGACTGCTGTAGGAGATATAAGAAAAGAAACTGCTAAACTAACAGCTAAAACAGGTGCTCCTACAGACACAATAACTGCACAGCAACAAACTGGATCAGCCCTTGATGAGATTAAAGCTGTGCAAGGCACTGCTATAAAAATAAATGGACCTGCAGGAAGGCAGATACAAACTGATCCTGTTACAGGTGCAAGTGAAATAATATCTGGTGCTGCTAATGCTCACACTGCAGCAACATTTTCTGAAGCAATACAACACGCTGAAGCTACACCAAGTAGACAGGCAACAGTTGCAGGTCAGCTAGAAGCATTGATGGCTGACTTTGAGGGTGGTGAGACACCTGCTTGGGCTGCTGGATCTATGCGTACCGCAATGGCTACACTCTCTGCTCGTGGTTTAGGTGCGTCTAGTCTAGCAGGTCAGGCTGTCATACAAGCTGCAATGGAAGCTGCTTTACCAATTGCACAAATGGATGCTCAGACTATGGCACAGTTTGAGGCACAGAACCTGTCAAACAGACAACAACGTGCAATGCTTGCAGCGCAGCAACGTGCTACATTTATAGGTCAAGAGTTTGATCAAGCATTCCAAGCTCGTGTATCTAATGCTGCAAAGATCAGCGATATAGCTAATATGAACTTTACGGCTGAACAACAGATAGCCCTAGAAGATTCTCGTGCTGCAAATACTATGGAGTTAAGTAACTTATCTAATAGTCAAGCTGTAGTTATGGCACAGGCTGCTGCATTAGCTAACATAGATATGGCTAACTTGAACAATAGACAACAAGCTGAAGTACAGAATGCACAGAACTTTTTACAGATGGATATGTCTAACCTTTCTAACCAACAGCAAGCTGCTATGTTTAAGTCTCAACAGAATGTACAAGCTTTGTTTACAGATCAAGCAGCAGAAAATGCGGCACAACAATTTAATGCTACAAGCGAAAATCAAACACAACAGTTTTTTAATAATTTAGCATCTCAAACCTCACAGTTTAATGCTTCTCAAGCTAACGCTATGCAACAATTTAATGCGGATCAAGCTAATACTTTGTTAGAGTTTAACGCTGATCTACAATCTGCTCGTGAAATGTTTAATGCACAGAACTATCTAACTGTTGCACAGGCTAATGCCCAATGGAGACAGGCTGTACAGACTATGAACACTGCTGCAATAAACGCTTCAAATATGGAATATGCTAAACAAGTAAATAATTTATCTCAGGCTGCATTAGATCAAATATGGATGCGAGATAGAGATATAATGGATTACGCTTGGCGATCAGCAGAAAGCTCTCTTGATAGACAAAAAAGTATTTTGATTGCGGAGATGCAAGCTCAGGCGCAAATAGATCAAGCTAAAGGTAGTGCATTAGGTAAACTATTTTCAATAGGTGGTAACTATCTTATGGCTGGCTTATTTCCAGACCAAGCAAAAATAATATTAGGTATTCAATAAGGACGTAAATATGTTTAGTAGGATGAATAATAGAGATACTTTATCTCCAGATGAACTAGTAAAATTCTTTTTATCTAGACAAAAAAGAGCAGATCTTAATAAGACTGAAGAAGATACGCCTAATGGGTTGATGCAAGAGGATATAATTGTAGAGCCATTAGAAGATCAAGAAAGCGAAGATACTTTAGACTTTCTTCAAAGAATGATTATGAGTCAATCAGGTAAAGTTGCAGAAGCTAAAGAAACTTTAGGGGAGCAGCTTGCAGATATAAAAGAAAAGGCTTTAGCTAATATAGACAATATAAAAAATACACAGCTAAAGTCTGGGCCTAATCCTTTTATAGGCGGTCCTCTTTCTCCAATGTTAACTGAAGAGGGAGTAGAGCAAGAGGTAGAGAAGATTGTTGATCCAATGTTAAGAGATCCTAAGATACTTGATATACCGCCTAAACTATTTGATGAGTCGGCACAACAAACAGAGGAGGTACTTACAGATGCAGAAATTTCTGATATTGCTACTAGTGCTATCGATGCTGCCCCTGATGCTGATGAGGTGCAGCCTACAGATGGAAAAGATTTAGAATTTTATTTAGATATAGGTAAATATGCAGAAGGTGATCATGGAGACATACCTAGTGCAACTAATGATAGTAGAGAAGCAGATAAACCTATTGAGGATCGTTCTAAAGATGTGGGGTACGGACACAAGGTAAAAGAATACGAAGAGGCTTCTGGTTTCATACATGGTATAAAGTTTAAAAATGAAGATGGTACATACATACCTTTAACTGAAGAACAAAAAATAAAAATACTAAACGCTGATATGAAAAATGAATTAAACCTAGCTCGTAAAGAAGGTTGGGATGCAAAGCTTAAAGCCATAGGAACTAAATGGGAAGAGTTAGATCCTAAATATCAAAACGCATTAAATTCGTTGGCTTATAATGTAGGCGGTCCTAAAGCAGCAAAACAATGGACTGTTGTTCTATTTGCAGCTAAAGATAAAAATCTATTAAATTTTGCTAAAGAAATGCGTAGAAAAGATAATAAAAAATATACAGCAGGGATGGATAATAGGGTTGTTAAAGAATTATACTATGCAGGTTTAATAAGTAACTTTAGCGAAGTATCCTCTGTATTACCTTTAGCTACTGCAGACGGTGCAGGAGTTCCTGAATAATGTTTGGATTACCACTAGAACTAATCACCATGTTGTTCTCCACCGTGCTAGGTGGGGTAATGTCTA